CCATCGTTGGCCAAATAACCTGCGGCATTACTAGGTAAACTACTACCTCCACCTACTGTTAGGGTTTTTGTAGTGGGATTATAAACAACACTAGCACTACCACTGGCAGTGACTGTTAATTGATCATTGAGATTAAGTGTACCTGAATTAGTACCATCTGTTATTCCAACAGTGGCAGATTGTAAATTGGTAAAATTACTATCAACCTCTGTGTAGGTTAACGGTGAGCCTTTACCTGCTCTAGTTGTTATTGTTGGTTGTGACATTGTGACTTGCTCCACTTATAATTGTTTTCTACAATACTCTAGGAGTCCAAGTCTAGAATACTGGTGTACTCAGCCTGAAAGGGGCAATGCCCCTAACAGGAATTAAATTAAAATTAATTTAATGCTATTGTTAAATTACCACTAGTGATCTGGAATGTATCACCTGTGTCAATTTGTTTAGCAGTTGTAACAGCACCGAAGAACAATACATTACCTGATGTACTTGCGTCCATTACGGCCACGTGCGTGATTGAACCAAATGAGGCTGTTGCTGTTGGGAATGTAACAGTTGCGTTGGTAGCTGATGAACTTGGTCCTGCTCCAGTTGATGGGCTTGCGAGAGCGAATGTTACAGTTTGACGAGCATAAGCAGTACCTGAAGTTGAAACTTCATCTGTAATAATACCTTGTTGTAGGTTAGCTAATGCGTTACCACTTGTGTTGTTAAACAAAGCCACATAGCGTGTGCTAGGTGCTGAATAACTTGTTGATGTAAGTACGTGATTTAGTACTTTTGCTTCTAAATATGTTGATGCGGCTGACATAAAAATCTCCTTAAGGGTTTTGTGAATTTGTTGATCGATCGGATCACAATGTATTTAGTGAGAACTTAAAAAAAACCCTAAAAACCCTAGAAATCTATCAAAAAAGTTTCAGTTCATTAAATATAGAATGGAAAATAAACTGGTAAAAGAATTTATAGAAGGTGTGGCCAAGATCAAACAGGATAAGAATCCCACAGCTGGATTTGAATTGGTCAAGTTAAAAGACCGGGTGGGCTTGTGTGAAATGGGTTGCGGTGAATTGGTTAAGAATCAAATTATAGAAAGACGCAAATCATTTACTCCTATACCACATTGGAGAACTTATTGTAAGAATTGTCAATGTTTTTTACATCCAGATGGTGAAACTATTGTTAAAGGAGGTCACAAGATTCAGGCCATTTATTCAAGCTATTTTAATGAAAGAAATAAATAAGTGTGTTAGGGAGATCGGTATTCTCCTCGAATACTTGTTCTGACAGCCAAACAGTCATTTGGCATTCTCCAGGGTTACAGCCATTACCCTAAATTCTCTGAATATCTCCCTAACATCTTTATACCTGAATGGAAATCGCCCACCACAAGTGGGCTTTTTCTTAGGCTGAAATTAATTCACGAGTCTGAGGATCAACCAAATAATTAAAATTTCTAGTGTTATTTGAAATAGAATCTACTTCAATATAATCTACATTGGTCCAATTAGCCATTAATGATTCAAAATTTTGATCTGGCATACAAACAGCAATCACTCGGTTGGTTGTGATATCATAGATACATTTATACATTATGATGTTCCATTAAATTTGGTTTCGGAGGTAATTAAAAATAAAGCATTGGTTCCTGTACCACCATTGCCTCCATAATCTCCACCCCAATCAGTCTGATACTGAAAATAAAAATCCACCACTTGTCCTTGAGTACCTGTCCAAAAGCTATCTAAAAAATGATCTTCATACAATTGGACATTAACATCTCCAGTAGTTGCTAAACTTGTATTATTAATAATAGATCCATTAGTTTTAAGTACAATAGTAGAATTTTTTTGTACTCCCCACGGATAATTTGTACCACCAATATTAATTGTGGGGTGTCCAGTACCTCCCCAATTGACAGAATAATTAGTATGATATTGTCCAGTATATGGCAATGTTACACTATGACCCAAACTAATTTCATAAAAACTATTACCTGGATGTGTAGCATTAATGATACCAGTTTGAAAAGAATTAATGGTCAATAAACTTCTTGCCGCCGCCGCATTTTGAGCTTGTATAGCACTATTGCTATTATAAGGCACAATACCACTGGCACTGGTAGCATTGGTATAGGTCAATCCACTGGCGTCATATACCGTGGCATCATATTCCAAAGCAGTAATGGTCAATGTAATTGATCCATCATTGCCATCATTTTCATCAATAGTAATAACTCTAAATAATTTGTTGGTATAACCATACATATCTTCAGTTACATCTATAATATCACCTGCTTTTAGTCCAATGGCACTGAAATCAGTTGTGATAGTTATGACCTTGTCCACACGATTTTGTTTCAAGGCAATTTGACCCATAAATTGAGCCTGTACTGGATTGTTAACAAGATTGGTCTGTAGGCTTAGATTGTTGTCATTTTCATTGGGGAATCTCAAACTAGGATCCAGTGTTAAGTTGGCATAATCTATATCACCAGCTAGATCTTGTAAAGGATATTGAACTGTTACGCTGTTATACAATTGGTCGATACCAGTACCACTGATTGTGATATTGTCAATAATGTTTGAATTATCAAATGAAAACACACTTGAACCCGTATTGTTAATAATAACGGCCCATTGTCCCACGCTGACATCATAACTGATCCAACAGCCACTGGCCTGGCACAAAGCATCTATATTGCTTAATACATTCTTGCTGGTATCTATAATACCGTTGATAACGAATGATGATTGTTGTGGCATTGTTTAATCCTTAATATGGTTGAATAATAATTATTCCATTAAATCCATTTTGACCTCTAGCATATAAAGTTGTAGAACCATCACCTCCTAATCCACCTGATCCAGGAGTATTATATATTGTTCCATAAATTTGAGTATATGTCTGACCATAAGATGGTCCTGAGTAATTTAAGATAGCTGTTCCACCAGGTTGACCACAACCATAAGTTACAGAAGTTCCAGTAATATTTGAACTGACTCCTGGTCCGGCTGTTCCGCCGTGTGCTGGATAATAACCGTCAGTGTAGGTAGCAGAACCGGCATCGCCTCCAGGACCACCAGCGCCAGCTGATCCACCAGCATTAGCACCAGTATGTCCATATTGATCAACATTGGTACCAGGTAATCCACCTAAATAACCATTACCACTGGTACCCGAACGACCATTACTAACTTGGTCCCAACTAAGACCGCCACGGGCTGTATAACTCATAAAAGTAGAATTTAATCCACCTCCATAATCAGTCCAATTTCCACCTCTACCAACACTTAATGAATAAGAATTATTAGTTAATGCGATTCCACTATAGGTTAATACTTCTCCACCGGCACCTGGAGCACCTGCGGATGGTCCTGGCGATGCCGGCTCTCCAGCGGATCCTCCACCCACTAATAATACTTTTAGATTTGACCAATACAATAAATCAGCATCTATTGGAGTCCAACTTGTTGCGGAGGTACTAGTAATTGAATATGCGGTTCCAACAGTTGAATTATAACCAGCATAAGTTAAAGTTCTTTGAGCATTAGTAACTTCGGCAACTCCATTTTTAGAAATACTAAAAGTATAATTTATCGAACTTGTAGTTTGATTTTTTACTGGATAATAATAAACAGATTGAATAAATGCTGTCGCCCCAGATTCTGTACCAGTATAAGTTATTGAATTTCCAACTAAACTGGTACTTGTTCCAAAATTACCAGCATCAGTTAATGTAAATGTAACTGTATATGTATCGGTTCCAGGTGATTCAACAATAGCACCTGTTGGTAATATTTGAGTTATAATATTTCCAGCATAGTATGTATTAACAAAATTATTAAACACGTGACTTGAACCAGCTGTTATAGTAATAATAATTGTTGATGTTAATGATGCGCTAGTGCGTTTTAATTTTAATCCACTTGTATTAATAGAACTTGTTGATTGTAGATTTAACACACCTGGTCTGATACGATTAGTTACTTCAGTCAATGTACTAGTATCGAATAGTGAACCACTAGTTTGTTGTAAATAACCACCAAGAGTATTCATTGCGGTTGCGGAACTGATATTGGCCTGTGCCTTGGTCCAAGGTTGAGCAAGACAATATAAAGAAAAATGACTTGATTCTGTAGCAATACCTGTAATACCAAATAGATATCCACCATTTGCGTATTCTGTAAAACGACTAGTTAACGAAGCTCGTTGAGTTATAGCAACAGAGGTAGTCCAAGTGACAGTTCGTGTTGATTCATAACCAATATAACAAATATAATTAAAATTAACATTATATCCTGTAGGTGCGTGAATCACAGCATTTTTAATCACATTCCAGTCTGCGGCATTCTGAATATTGCTGATTCTATAAACACCAGTTCCAATGTTAGTTACTGAATATCCACTGGGTAATGTGGTCCAAGTAACTGTGGCTCCTGTGGTAGCACTGACATCCACTTGAAAATAAACACTTTCAATACTAGGATTTACAATGCTAGTGATGTTTATACCTGGAACTGTTAGACTTGTTCCACCCACAGTATAACTGGTTGCGGTATTGGTTGGTGTTAAACGATCAAATGTAACCTTGCTGGCACGAAGATCGGTATAGGTAACTGGAACCGCACTGGCTGTATTAAGTTGGCTAAGACTGTTCATACAGTAATTATCGAAGAATTAATCCCCGCTCCATATCTTGCGTTGGTCATATAATCCTTAAGAGCATCACCAGGTTGATAAATTGGATTACTAACATCAAACTGTAGTGTACCAAGTCCAGTAACACCTGCGGTCTTGTTGTAAGTAACTTCTACAATGGCAAATACCAATTCATCTGCGGTATGATTGGTAGTCCAGTTAGGCATAATATCCCAAGCGGCTTGGCCATTGCCATCTCCATTGGTAGCACCACCATACCATTGTGCTCGTGTGATACAAGGTGCTCTACTTCCTCTATTGTACAAATAAACTTTGTACAAAGGATTACCTGAACTATCTAATAAACTGGTACTGGTTTGACTACTGGGATCATATAAGGCTGTTACCACACCCCAATCACTTGATCCAAATCCAAATACACATTGTTGACCATTTAGATAGACATTATTGAATTGAACATTGCCATAGGTATTGTCTGTGGCTTCACATATGGCTATGGCAAAATACATTGTTTTGTTGTCACCAGTCATATAAGCATCGAATATGCGACCACCCAATACAGCCTGACCATAGACCACGGGTATAGAATTCGAGGTATCGGCATCCAGTTGTTGTTTTACCCCCGGATCAACCGTGGCTGCGCTTGTGCTACTGGTGGCCGTTGAGGCTGGAGGATTAACACTATTCACAACCTTGTTCAATGCCCATCCTGCTACGGCAGTTTCAGCAATGGTACCAATAATGCCCCAACCACTTACCGCCCCAACAATGCTGGCGCCTACATCGATAATATCATCTAAGAAACTCATACAGGTGCTCCAAAATCGAAATAGGTATTTTGAATAGCTGTTACACGATCCATACTTAGGTCATTGGGAAAGAATTTCTTTTGACTAACTGAATTGGTTAATCTGCCTGATATCTTTTGCCCCATAAAGTCCACATTAGTTCTACAGATCAACAATAAGGTATTACTGGCAATCTTATTTCTCACATCATAGGTTTCAGTCAAACTGTAATTGTTTACATAACCTCTATAACGAGCCAGTACATTATCACCGGTCGCTTGGTTTACATTGATTACAGCACCAGTTGTGGGGTCAAAAATAGCACGATTGATTTCAACACTACAGCCTTTGATTCTACTATTGACGATTTGAAAAATGCTTGAATTGGGAATACCACTTAGACCAATTGTGACTTCATTGGATGTAGGTGCGAGTTCACTACGGCTGGCAGTAACACTTAAAAATCCACCCATACCCAAATAGGTATCACCATTATAGGTCAAATTATTGGTCAAATTGAGGTCACTAAAGGTCAATACTGTACTAGTTGGAGTATCACCGGGATTGAGAACATAATAAGGTACAGTGATCTTGATCAATAGATGACTACGAATAGCACGATAATTTTTTAATGGAGGCGTGTAACTCATTACTGTGGTACCTCAACAAACACAAATGGTCCACTCCAACTCACGCTGTTACGAGCATATAAACTCCAGTCAGGAAATGTGACCATATAAACAGTCCAACTATCTGGATTACTTGGAATGCTGGCATTGGCACCATAATACCAGGCCTGGCCAGGCGTGCTTATGGTAATTGTTTGTTGTGTAAAACGGTCAGCGGCTTCAGTTGCGGCAATAAAATCTTTAATGTCAGTCCACAACATACCATCTGGCACTTTAACTGTAAAAATTTTAGGTGCTAAACCACGACTCACAGCACGAATACTTCCATCTCTGGCCTGTGTTTGTGCCACCATATGTTTTCTGTTGATAGCGATGGATTCCGCCTTGTCTATAATCCATTGAAAAGCACTAGTAGTCATTAGATATTCCTATTTGGTAATGATTTAGCCCCTTGCTGGCTAATAGCATAAATGAATGTTGGATCAGCGGCAATCATCTGCTTGAAACTTAAAGCATCTACAGCATTGATGTTGTAGGTAATGTTGGTTGCGGCCTGTCCATTGTTTAATGCGCTGTTGGGGGTAACTGTCATACCAGCGGCACCGCTGATAATCTCAGGACCTTTTTCTCCCACTAGCACTGGTTGATTGGTTGGAATTGTACCACCATCAGCAAATCCTAGCATTGATCCGATAGCGCCGAATATTCCGCCGCCTCCACCACCTCCACCACCTATACTAAACAAGCTGGCAAATAGACTCTTGATATTGCTACGCAAGATATCTTCGGCGATAGTGGCCAAAAGATTTTGAAAACTTAATTTGCCTGTCTTGGCAAAATCCACAATGGCATCTTCCATTTGTGTTGTGGCATCGGTAAACAATTTCTTAGCATTGGCAGCACCATCATTAGCTGTTTGTACATATTCAGCAACGGCACCTTTCCAACCTGTGATCCATTCCATTGTTGTATCCTGGCTTTTCTTTAATGCTTCTTGTTGACTTGTAACCATACCATCGATACTGGTTTTGAATTGTTGGAACAATGGATCGCTGGCAAGATCACCACCAGCACCTAGAGCAACCTGACGAACCTTGGCGTAAATTTCAATTTGTTTATCGCCCCATTTTTGTATTTCATATATTTTCTTTTCATTACTGGACATAGCCGCTTCATCAGCTTGTCTTTGATATTCTTGTATATTGGCTGTGGCCTTTTCTTGAGCGTTCATTACTTTTAATCGCTCTTCTTCAGCATCTTTGGCGGCTTGTAAAGCTGGTAATTGATTTAGGAATTCCTGTCTTTGTTGACTAGCCAAGTCCTTCATTTTTTCTAGTTGAGCAATTTCACCAGAATGGTCTACACCGCGCTTATTGGCCTGTTCAACTTCTAATTTGGCAATTTGTCCGTCTAAATTGAGAATAGTTGATTTATATTTGCTTTCATTTTCAAAATCTGCCATCTTGGCCGCTTTGACTGTGTCACTAGCACCAACTAGACTAATTTCCAATGCCAATCTCTCACGGGCCAAGGCATTGTTCTGTTCCATAACAGCATATTGATTCTTGAGACTTTGTAATGCTCCAGCATTTGGATCTGCTGTTGGAGTGCTAGGGCTTACTAATGAATTGGCATCTTTGTTTTTTTGAACAGCACTGGTATTGGCATTGACCATACCAGTTAATTTAGCCCAGGCTTCACTTACTGTGGAACTTAGAGTATTACCTAATTTGGTATAACCTTCACCTACTGTTTCTGTTTGGCCTGTTAATTTTTGATAAATGGCATAAGCAGTAGCGGCAGTAGCGGCTATCGCGGCAAAACCAGCTATGATTGGGGCAAATTCAACTAATAATGCGCCCATACTGACAGCTAGACCGGCAACCGCTTCGGAAATGAGAACAAATGTTTTGGCAATACCTACAGCAGTAAGGCCAATAAACACACCAAGCAAGGCATCTCCAGCTATTTTGGCAATGCCCATCTTGTCAGCCAGGTTGACCAACGCACTAATCATATTGAGAAATGGTGCTAATAATGCTAAGATTTGATTTTTAACATCACCTATAAACACAGCAAAACTGGCATAGACCTTTTGAGCGGCATCAGCCCCAGCAGCCGCATCAGCCATCTTGCCTCGATTTTCATCTAACTGTTCACTTAATGCTTTGAAATCAACGCCTTTGAATTGGCGACTTAATAGTTCATAGGCAATTTGTGCTCGTTTGGCAGGATCTTCCATATTGCCAAGAGCTTTGACAATCATATTAAACACTTCGGCTGGACTATGAGTTTTCAAATCCTCCATAGTAATGCCAAGAGCAATAAAATCAGCACGAAGTTTTAAATTACCTTCAACAGCATTTTCAGCTGACTTTTCTAAGAATCCAAATGCTGTGGCTAGATTACCAACATCCTTACCAACACTAGAGGCCGCACGGCTAATTTCTAGCATTGATTCAGTACTCATACTGGTACTGGCCGCTAGTCGACTCATTGCGGCACCACCTTCTACCACACTAGTGATAAATGCGCCAAGACCAATAGTGCCTAATGTGCTACCTAAACTTTCAAATAGATCTTTTAATGATTGGGTGCTACCACCCATATTGTTCACGGCTGATTGAACATCATTACCGGCCTTACGAACCTGATCACTAAAATCATTCAGTGATTTGACAGCTTCATCTAGATTCTTTTGAAAAAGCGTGGTATCAATGGTTAATGATACTGATAGGTCATTGGGTCCGGCCATCTTAGATTCCTAATTGTTTAATTCTACGAATAATTTCTTGCTTGGCAAAATCAATTGTGGGTTGACTCATACCTTGAGGTGCTTGTGTTGAACCACGCATTTGTCCATCTCTATATCCACGCCCTGCGTCTAACACAGCGGCGTATTGATAATTGGCATCGATAGTGCGATTGTTTCTAGTGGTACTGGCTCTAGCATTACCTGATTTAACAGGAGTGGTTTGTACAAACTTGTCATAGATGGCGGGCATAGCTTGATCAATCATTTGATTAAGCTGTGTTAAGGTAACAGTTAATTTTTTTACATCAACGGTCATTGTCATTTCTGATTTTCCTTACGAACCTTTTCCAACATCTTCAACATCTCAGCTTCACTTGGGCGAGGAGCACCTGTTGTTTTACCCTGGGCCTTATCATTCAAATATATTTGATGTTTCATTGCTACATCTAATACAAACAAATCGAATGTGTCGCCTCTTGTCAGTGCTTCACTGGGCAAACAATGATATCTTTCAGCTAGTCTATCTAGAGTTAAAACTAAAAGAGTATCCTTGTCGTCCCAATTGTGTTCCTCGCCTATTATTTTCCCAAGCTGGCAACAATCTTAGTAATGGCTCTCATTAGAACTGGACCTGGCAAACTGATTTCGTCAGTTAGAATTTCCTTACCATTTTCATCGAGAATCATACGACGCACAACCTCAAGCATAGCTTGGTTATCAGTACCTTGTGTACTGGCCAGCTTCATAAATGTTTGGATTGGTTGACGGTCATATGTCCAGAATTCCATTGGTTCTCCATAACTGGCAATGGTTTCTTGGTCGTCTAAGACTAGTTGAACTAGCTGTGGCTTTGCGGCAATTTGTGATAATTTCATATCTTTAGATCCTTGTTTCTGTTAATAACTGTATTGACCAATAGAAGGATGAAACTCATTCTATTAGTGGCTTTTTCTAAATCTTGTTTCGCACATCTCAGTTCACTCATTGCTTTGGCTAATTCAGGCAACATAGCTTCCACGAGATCATCTGAGCTTTTATCTAAAACATCCATAAATCTTCTCCTTCCATATATTTACCATACAAACGAAATAAGGGCTTGAAAAGCCCTTATTGTCGCATCTAATAATAGATTAGGTCACTGTACCAGTTGTGTTCTCAACTGTGTATTCACCAGAAACAACAATAGTCATTGGTGTTACCCAAACTGGAGCTGTTGCTGAAATTGCTGGTGCTAGAGCAGTAATGTAACCTTGACCTTGGATCAAATAATCATTTGTTGTTGATGATAAGTCTTGAACTTTAACTTCAAAAGCGATCTTGGTTTTGTTACGGCTTAGACCCATTAGACCTTGTGCTTGAACAGTACTACTTTGAGTTGTTCCTGATAATGTTGTTCCAAAGAATGTTGCTGGATCAACTACCAAGTTCATAGTAATATCGTTTGTTGCTGTTGTTGGTACAACATATTTGGCAGTTGAATCCAACTGTGGCCAAATGTGTGTGTCATTGGCATTCTTAACAACAATGTCCATTAGTGCTGGTATAGCTAGGGGTGTTGATCCTAGTGCGGTACTACCGGTAGATACATCAATCTTCAATGTAACCTGACCTGGGGTACCTGGTGCTGGGTTAATATAACTCATTTTCTTTTCCTTTTATTGTGGTATTAATTTTACGAAGTGGAACAAGAACTCTGTAACCAATGCGTCTTCCATATAACGAGTCTGGACTGTGACCAAGCGTTGAGTTACCCCAACAGCTTCAACGGTCAATCTAGCATCCTTAATGGTCTGAACAATAGTTTCATAGTTCGGTAACACCTGCTTGGCATCTGTAACGAGGAACGCACGGATATTTGTATGTTCATTAGTGGCGCCAGTACCATCAAGAGCATTTAGAGCAGTGATTTGATTCACTTGATCTACATCCACATAAATGTGTTTTTTGTTCTTGATATAAACTGGGTCACGATCTGTTTCATACGGCAATGTAGTGGCCACTATCGCTGGCGATAGAGCCTTCTTATTAGAATTCAGATAATCAACGATTGCTTGTCTCATCTTGTTCTATGTAACCTCATTGCTCCAGGTTTCTTTTCACTTGCGGTGATAGAACCCTGATTCAGTATGTCGTACCAATCACCAACATTGATCAATTCCTCGAACAACATTTGGTATTTCTGTTGGTAAAATCCAATCTTGGCACGCTCAGCATTATCTTC